TGCAACATTTAGTGCTAATATTGCGAATGGGAAAATTTTATCAGTAAATGTTTTAACTGGAGGGTCTAATTATACATCAGATTCTGAAATAGAAATTGCTTATGGTTTTGATGCAACTGCTTCAGTTGTAAATACTGGTGATATTGTAAGAGGATCTATAAGAACTATTACAGTTACTAATGGTGGTAATAATTACATAGTTGCACCAAATGTTATTATTACAGATACTACAGGAAGAGGCAAAGGAGCCTTTGCTAGAGCTAATATATCAAATGGACAGGTTGTTTCTATTGATGTACTGAGTGGTGGAATTGATTATTCTGATAAAAATAATATTATTATTAAATTAGTTTCTAAAGGTTCTGGTGTAGTAGCAAATGTTGTTACTAAAAAATGGAATTATGATAGAGTATTTCGTTTAAATTATGATCAAGATGATACTACAAAGCAATGGTCATTATCTCCATCTAAAAAAGTTGATTCTGGAAATGGATATTTATTCCCAAGTAATAATGCTGCATATGGATTGGAATACGCATATTCTTTCAATCCAAAAATTCTTCGTAATAATTTAAATGATAATGTAAATGGATCTGGTTCTGACTATTCTGAAATTTTTTCTGGATTTACTCATTCTCCAATTATTGGATGGGCTTATGATGGTAATCCTATCTATGGTGCATATGGTTATTCAGATCCTTTAGATAATTCAAGTTCTATCAAAAGAATAGTTAGTAGTTATAGATTAATTACTACGGTTCCATCAAATAGACCAAGTATTTCACTTTATCCATTAGGAGCATTTATAGAAGATTATGAATTTGTCAATGGATTAGGTGATCTTGACCCAAGCAATGGACGTTTTTGCGAAACTCCAGAATTTCCAAATGGAAGATATTGCTATTTTATTACTGTAGATGCTTTTGGTAAGGGTGTATTCCCTTATATTGTAGGAAAAACATATAATTCTGTGGTTCAAAAAAATAATATATTAACTACATTTAATCAAGTTGAATATAATCTCCCAGAAACAGCTAAAAGAATTAGAACAAGTAAAACACCAAATACTGGTTATGATGCTAGATTGCTTGTAAATTCTGTTGAAAGAGGTTCTATTGATTCATATGGAATTGGAAATTCTGATTCTTTATTTAAGGTTGGAGATTATCTTTTTATTGATAGTACTAATACTGAAGGTGCTGGTGCTCTGGCAAGTATTGAGGCAGTTAATGGTGTACATGTAAATTCTGTCACATATGCTGTTGCATCTGGTTACACTGCTTCTGGCGTCACAATAAGTGGTGGATTATCGCAATTTGCATTTCCAACTAAAGTAACATATCAAAATGGTGTTATTCCATATGAAGCATTTGTAACTACTTCTACGCCACATTTACTTTCAAATAATGATATAATTTATCTTAATATTGATAGATCTGTTTTACAAACTACTAAAACATTTAAAGTAAGATCATCAGCATATCAAATTGTAAAATATAATAAACCATCATTCAACACGACTCTTGATGCTAATGTATCTTTTGATCAAAATACAATAAACGTAATATCATCTAGCGGATTTAGAAATAATGATTATATCATTATAAATGATGAAATTTTAAAAATTGTTTCTATAAACTATACCAATAATCAAATTACTGTACTAAGATCTCAATTTAATACACCATTAAGATTACATACTATTTCAAATAAAGTTAGTCTGTATGTTCCTGATGATCAACCAGATTATAGATTTGAAGTTGGTGACTCATTAAACTCTTCTGGTGTATCTGGTGTAATTTATAATGTAGATAAAGTTAACTCATCAATTGAAATAAGGATTCTTTCTGGAACATTAACCAGTTCCAGTGTAATTAATGATTCTTCAACGACACTTCCAAGACCTGTATCAATTTCGTCAGTAACAACAAAGAAAACATATTGGGAAATTGATCCAACCAACACTGGAAATTATTATGTCCGAGATTTAAATTTTGAAATGGTTCGTGGAACAAAATATATTTTTGATATTAGTGATTCTAGTAATCTTGGATATAATTTAATTTTCAGTGAAGATTCATCAAATATTAATGAAATTACTAGTCTAATTAGAGTAGGAACTCCAGGACTTCCAGGAGCAGTTATAAATTTCAGTAATGAAATTTTGAATGATACTTTGATTTCAAGAGTTTATTATTTTGAGCAAAATAATTTAATTCAAAATAATAAAACGTATTTTACTGTTGCAGATTCTTATATTGAAAATTCTCATGTTATCAAAATAGTTGATAACTACACATTCAAATATAGTTTACTTGGTCAACCAGAAAAGACAAATTATAGTAATACTTCATATTATACTTATTCTGCATCAGCAATTGGAAATATAGTTAAAATTAAAAATATTGATGGTGGTGGTGGATATAAAAAACTTCCACTAGTTAGAGGTATTGTTCATACAGAGTTAGATAATGCAAAATTTGATAATGCTAAGTTTGCTTATGGATTAACAGGTGGGGTTCTTCAGGATAGTATTAAAATTTTATTCCCTGGAAATAGATATTCAAACAAAACTACACTTCAATTTGTAAGTGAAACTGGATCTGGTGCTATCTTAATACCAACAATAATTAACGGACAAATTCAGTCTGTATCAGTTGCTGATGGTGGTAAAAATTATACCAACAATGATAAAATTATTGCTATTGATACTGCTGCTGAAATTTTTCCTGTTAGTGATTCAATTGGTAAAGTAAAATCAATTCGTTATTCAAATTATGGAACACAATTCAATCCAGATAGAACTTTATCAAAAGAGTTATCTTTATACTATAAATTAATTATAACAAATTTAACTGGTGAAATTTATAAAAACTTTGAATATCTTACTACTTCTAATGGAGCAACTTTACAGACAGTTTCTTCGCAAAAAATTGGCGTAAATTCGTATTTACTGGAAGTTAAACTAATTGATGGTATTTTAGTATCAGGATCTGTAATTACAGGAACTATTATAAGTACAACTACTTCAAAAATTTATGAAGTAAAAAATGCTAAAATCTATGGAAATATTTCTGGATATATCAAGAGATCTGGATTCTTTGATAGTGATATTGGAAAATTAAGTTCATCTTCTCAAAAATTAACTGATAGTTACTATTATCAAGATTTTTCATATGTAATTAGAAGTACAAAATCATTAAAAGATTATAAGTCAAAAATTGACAAGACTGTTCATCCTTTAGGATTTAAACTTTTTGGTGAAGTTGCAATTGAAGGTAGTGATAGTATTACTAATTCTGGTCTCACTGGAACTGGTAGCGTAACTTTACCCGTAGATTATAGTGATAATAGAGTAGTTATTATTAGTGCAAGTGGATTAACAGTAGAATCAAGTATTAATTATAGAAGGTATGAGGTTCAAACAATTAATACTAGAACACCTTCTACTATTCAAGGAGAAGGAGCAGCATCTCTTAATTTCTTAGAAAATCAAATTGATGCTGTAAGAATTGATGATATTTCTGATTATTTTGATTCTTCAATAACACAATTCAATTTATCTAGTTCTGACGGCAATTTTCCTTCTGATACAAAAAATACATCTATAATCCTTTCTCTTAATGAAATTTTCCAAGAACCAATTGAAAGGAAAAATATCTCTTCAATCTCATATGTAGATAATATTGCAACGATTACTACCGTTGGCAATCATGGATATGCATATACTGAATCTGGAGTTACTTATCCCACTGATCAATATATTCATATTGAAGGTGTAACTTATTCTGGTTATGATATTAACTTTAATGATAAATTTGAGATTTATTCTGTAAATAGTTCAAATACTTTTAAAGTACTTTTTGACAATCCAAATGGATACCTGACAAATAATGATCCTGCAGTTTGTGCTGATGTTCAATCAACTATTGATAATTTAGTAGGTATTTTAACAACAGCAATTACAGCTCCATCTGGAATTGTAGTTCCTCAAGTTAATACTGGAATTTGGACAACATCTGGTGTGTCTTCAATTGTAAGTGCAAACAAACATAGAGATGCTGGTAATTTAATTACTCTCAATAAACAAGAAATTATTGATCGTGCTGCAGCAGAAATTGCACTCCAATATCCAGATTTTTATTATCCAAACGAACCACAAACCACAGCAAAAAGTAGATATAGAGATTCATATCGCTTAATTCAGCAGAATAAGCAAGAAATTATTGATGGTGCATTTGCTGTAATTTCTGGGTTTACTGGAAATCCAAATCCAGTTAAGTGTAAGCGTGATATTGGTTATTTCGTTGATGCTGTTTCTCTTGATTTAATTACTGGGGGTAATAGATATTCAATTGAATTCCTCAAACAATATTTTGTTGCTAATGGTACTTCATTAACCTCAAGTTTACAGGGAGAAGTTCCCGAATCAATTTCTGCATTTAATGCAGCAAGAGATTTAATGAAGAGTGCGATTACCAATCAATTGACAATTAAAGATCTGACTCTTACTCCAGATCCAACACCAGCATCTGGGGTTGTTTCTAATATCAACCCAACTTCTTGCTCAAATGTAAGAACTAATATTGATAATTTATCTGGAATTGTTTCATTCTATTTAAATCAAGGTTCATTAAATTACCCAACTGCTCTACCATTAATTTCTTCTGGTACTACTACTTCAGGGGAAACTATTTGCAAGAGAGATATTGGATATATTGTTGATGCTGTTGTTTCTGATATGTTTGTAGGTGGTAATCAAAATATTATTAATGCAGCAAAAGCATATTATACAACTTCTGGAACTACATTAATAACAAATGGTCTTTATGGTGAAGTTCCTCAATCTGTCGTTGCTTTCAATAAAGCAAGGGATGTAATGAAACTTGCCATTACAAATCAACTTTATGGAAAAGATTTTACTTTATTGCCAGACTTTTTGGGCACATCTGGATCAGTATCTCCAACTGGATTATTGAATGCTAAATTAGTAAAAGGTCAATTTGAATATAAAAATAATTCAATTAAATTATTTGAATCACCAAAAGAAGGAACTGTATTTTATTCTTCATTCTTCAGATTTTTAAATGGATCTGATAATGAAAGATTCTCTTATAAATTATCAAATATTATTTTTGATGGATTAACCACTTCATTTAATCTTTATAAGTCAGATGGATCAAATGTAACTACATTAAATGACGAAAATTTATTAATTTTCATTGATGGAGTTCTTCAAACTTATGGTGAAAGTTATACTATTGATAGAGGTTCTAATCCTAATAAAATTGTCTTTAGTTCGGCATATGAAAAAGAAAGACAATTTTTTGGATATACGTTTAGTAAATATAAAGTTTTAAATGACATTTCTTCTCAATTTAATGAGAAAAATACTATTTTTGATTTAAAATATTTGGAAGAAAATATTAAAATTCCTGATGTTGATCAATTATTAGTGCTTATAGATGGAGTACCACAATATTATAATAACTCATATACAATCAATGATAATTTATTGATTTTTAATGAAGCACCACAGTCTGGTAAGAAATGTCAACTTTTATATTTCTATGGAAAGATTTTTGAAAAGACAATTACTGTATGGAATGGCAATCCATTTGAGAAAATTAATATTCTTAATGAAGTAAATAATAGCGTTGGATGTAAAACTTATGTAAAATATCCTGGATATGATGATTTAATTTCTCCTGGTGATTTAATTCAAATTGAAGGAGAAACACCAAAAGAATTAATTTATTTCAATACATCAGCAACAAAATATTCAGATAATTATGAATATAGTGCTGCTGTATATACTGATAATACATTTATTCGTGGTAAAAACGCTGTAGCTACTGCTGTTGTTTCTGGATATCCAATTTCAGGATCTAATACTGTCACTATAAGTGGAACAGTTGCAATTTCAGGTACTACTGGAATTCCTACAGTATATGATTATGCCGTTTCAAGAGTTGATGTTAATAATTCTGGTACGGATTTTGATGTACCTCCTATAGTTTTATTCAAAACATCTTGTGATAATCCAGGAAAAGGTGCTCAAGCATACGCAACTATAAAGAATAAAAAAATAGAAAGTATTATTGTCACCAATCCAGGTTCTGGATATACGTCAGCTCCAGATGTAGTTTTTGCAAAAAGATATAATATTATTAAACAAAAATATCCAATTAAAATTTCCAAAGAAATAATTGTTGATAGTAGGTTATATGATGGTAAATCAGCTGCTGTTTCTTTAGGATTAAATGTGCTTGAAGATCGTTATGAGCAGTATGAACTTCCACGTATTAGCACTCAAATCACAACATCAACTCAAAATATTGTTCAAATTGATAGTCAAACTAATTCAGATCCATCAAGACCAGCATTAGCATATGTTCTTGAGACACTTGATACCAATAAGTTCACATATGAACCCAAAGAACTCACAGCTAATTTAAATAGTGATGAAGCACCGTACTTGTATCAAGGTATGACAATTCAATCTTTCTCTCGTTATTTCCCTAATCTCACAATAGGTGATTTTACAGCAAGAGCAGGAAGAACTACAGGATCTAATGAAACTAACATTATGAATATTGCTCAAGATGGTTATGTGGTATTTGGGGCGACTCTTGCCAATTCAATCACTTCTTCTGGAACTACCATTGTTGCTAGTGGATTGACATCACTTGCTAAATTCCCATCATCTGGTTATATTCAATTTGGTAATGAAACTATCTCATATACTTCTATTTCTGGAGTAACATTATTAAATTGTACTCGTGGCGTAAAATCCACAATTCCAGTTGCACATAATCAAGGAGATTATTTTAATCTTGCTTGGCGAGGATGATAAATATAAATAACACAAGAAATTTCCCACAGACTTAGTAAAAATGCCAGCACTTATTTCTGAACAGTTTAGAATTCATAATGCACAACAGTTTCAAGAAGCATTTGGTGAAGCTGTTCCTACTAATATGTATTTTTTCATTGGTAGACCTCAAGCTTGGGATACTGCCGCTGTTAGTGGCGTAACTTCATATGTAGGACAACCAGCAGGAAGTCAGCATAGTAATTCTTATCTGGTATCTCCAGACGAAAATAATCCCCCAACTCCAATTGACAGTTTTAAATATGAGAGGGAAATGTTTGATGATATGATTTCATTGAAAAAAATTCAATCAACAGATGTAAGATTAGTTATTCCAAGATATAATTGGACATCTGGACAAATTTATTCAATGTATCGTTCTAATTATAGTGCTGACTATAAGGCAAACTCTGCTGCGGAAAATGCTTCTAATTTATACAACGCTAAATCCTATGTAATCAATAGCTACAAAGTATACAAGTGCATTTATAATGGTGCTAGTGTAGCAAATCCTAATGGTATTGCATCTACTGTCGCTCCTACTGGTACTTCAAACTCTATATTCACAACTGCTGATGGATATAAGTGGAAGTTTATGTATAGCATTGGTACTGATGATGTTGTGAAATTCCTCACTACATCTTATATGCCACTTCCAGCTGATTGGGGTGTTGGATCAGCAGGAGATCCTACAAATGGTACTGATGTAAAGAACGCTGCTGTGGATGGTGCTATTGACACTGTAGTAATCAAAAACGGTGGTTCTGGATATACTGATGGTACATATACCAGTGTGCCCATTAGAGGCGATTATACAAGGAAAACTGGAGGTGTTCAGGCACTTTGTACGATTGTTGTTAATTCTGGAACAGTATCCAGTGTTACTATTACTACTGCTGGTCAATATTACACTTATGGTATTATTAATGTAAATTCTACCGAAATCTCTGGTATTGGTGCTGGATCTGGCGCATCGCTTGAGGTTATTATTCCTCCTGCTGGTGGTCATGGATTTAATGTATATAAAGAACTTGGTGCGAAAAGAGTCATGGTTAACTCTAGACTTCAGTATGATGAAACTCTGGAATTCCCAGTAGACAATGACTTTAGAAGAATTGGTATTCTTCGCGATCCTAAAGATTCCAGCGGAGTATCTGCTACAGGATCTACATATAATTGCCTTACTGCAATTAAATTCCCAACTGCCACTTCAGCAACTTTTGCTGTTGATGAACTTGTAACACAAGCAATTACTGGAGCAAAAGGAAGAGTAGTTTCTTGGGATAGTTCAACAAAAATTCTGAAATTATATCAAACAAAATATGAAGATGTTTCTACTGGAAATCAGGGTGGCTCTTTAGGATTATTTTCTGGAGCAAATGCTATTACTGGCGCTACCTCAGGTGCAGTAGAAACACCAGATACTGCTTATAGTCTGACTACTTCCAATTTAACATTTGCCAATGGATATTCAAGACCAGAGGTTGAAAAATATACTGGTGATATTATCTACATTGAAAATAGAAGAACAGTTTCTCGTGCTATTGATCAGATTGAAGATGTAAAATTGGTCGTAGAATTCTAATATATACTTTAGATCAAAACTCAAAAATAGTTTAATAATATGCCCCAGAGTACTAATCTTAATAAAGCTCCATATTTTGACGATTTTGATCCTTTAAAGAATTTTTATAGAGTTCTTTTTAGACCTGGATATTCTATCCAGACTAGAGAATTAACTACATTACAATCAATTCTCCAAAATCAAATTGAAAACCTTGCTAGATCAAATTTCAAGCAAGGTTCTATGGTAGTGCCTGGGGAAATTATTGTTGATAAACAATACAATTATGTTAAAATAAGTTCTTTTACAAATAATCTTGCAATTACTGATTATATTGGTAAGAGAATGACTGGGGCAACCAGTGGAGTAGTTGCTAACGTAGTAAATGCTACAGCTGCTACCGACACCGATAGTCCTACATTATTTGTAAAGTATGAAAATAGTGGAACTTCAAATATTGAGAAAACATTTCAAGAAGGAGAAACTATTGTTGCAGATTCCGCTGGCAATCCAACCGCTATCGTTGGAATTACTGGAAATGTAAAACCTACCAATAGTAGTGCTTTGGGATTCGGTTTTGCAGTAGATATCAAAGAAGGTGTATATTTTATTAATGGAACTCTAGTAAAAAATGAAGCGCAGACTTTAATTTTAGAAAAATATAGCAATACTCCATCATATAAAGTTGGATTTTTAGTATCGGAAAGACTTGTAACTCCAGAAGAAGATTTTTCTTTACTTGATAATGCTCAGGGATATTCAAATTTCTCTGCTCCTGGAGCACACAGATTATCTTTACTTCTTACTCTTTCAAAAAGAGAAATTACCTCTCCAGATCAGAAAGATTTTGTAGAGTTACTCATAGTAAAATCTGGAAATATAAATCTTACAGTAGAAAAAGTAGAAACTAATAATATTATCACAGATATTCTTGCTACAAGAACTTATGATGAATCTGGAGATTATATTGTAAGAGATTTTAAATTAAGTTTAAAAGAAAATCTTAATACTGGATCAAATAATGGCGTTTACTTAACTGGAAGTGAAAGTAAATTTGTTGCAGCATTAGATCCAGGAAAAGCATATGTTCGTGGATATGAAATTGAAACCACATCGGTAAGATATGTTGATATTGATAAAGCTAGAGACTATGCTACACAATCAGATGCATTTATATCTGCATTAGAAGGATCTAATTATACTGTAAAAAATCTATATTCATTCCCAGATATTGAAGCAAAATCACAAACAATTACAGGAACTGGACTTGTAACTACAGTTCCTTATCAAGAAGTAAAATTATATGATACTTATTCTGATACAGTATTTGGAGAAACAACTGCAAATATTGATTCTACAGCACCAGAGTTAGAAAAATTCTTCATACTTACACTTTCAACTCTTTCATCAACTACTTTAATTCCAAGTGGATCCGCATATACACATACTGGATCTGGTGCAATTACTGGCGGTCAAGTAAGATATTATATTTTGAATTCTTCTGCAACAAAAGCATTTGCTGTAGTGACAAATCCAACAACTTTTGATTTTGGTCCTGGAAATACTTTGACTGCTGCTGGTGTTACTGGAACAGTAGTAACTGCAGAAAGATTAACAACAGCATATGTTGGATTGTCAAAAACAAAATATTTACAATTCCTTTCTGGAAATTCAACATCTGGTCAGTATGATAAAAATTCTTCGTTATTTAAATTAGGATTATTTGGAACTGAATATTTTACAAAAATTCTTTGTAAGAATACATTAAATTTTACTAAGGGTAAGATTATTACAGGACAGTCTAGTGGTGCTACTGGAATTGTAGAACTTCTCTCGCCCGATACTAATGAAGTAATTCTGTCTCAAGTATCTGGGAAGTTCCAATCAGGAGAAACTGTTCTTTCGGAACTTGATGGAACAACTACTCCATATAATTTCATTGAAGATGATGGAACAATTGCATATTTAAAACCAGTATCATTTGGAACTGGATATACCACATTAAGCGGTATTACGGTAGCAATTAATGGAGTTGATGTTACATCTCAAATTGGATACTCAAATATTACATTAGTTTCAAATCAACTAAGATCTATTAAAATTACTGCAGCGGCTCGCCTTGCAATTGGAAAATTTGATTCTGCACCAACTGTAACTATTACTGCTGGAGCAGGAAGTGGTGCAAGTTATATTCCTGTTTTAAACAAAAGCAATATCATAAATTATGATTCATCTTTTGTAAGAAGTTTCTTTAATTCTACTACAGGTAATGCATTTAGTGGAGATGTGGCATCGTTGCAAGACACATTTAATGTCGCTGGTGGTGCTACATTTAGTGCAGTGGAAAATTCTTATTTCATTTCATCCGACAACTTAAATTCTCGTCCAGATCTTGATCTTATTTCTGGAGACATTATTAAAGTAACTGATGATGCTGGAGTAATAAGAAAATATATCGTCAAATTTGCAGCAAAATCTGGAACTTCTTCTACTGCAAGAATTTATGTTTATGGATTAATTTTGAGTAACTTTACAGCAAAAACTATTGAACGTCTCAGATCAAAATTGAATGGTGTTTCTGGAAATACTTTACTTTTACCTCTACCAAATAAAAATGTAAAAACTACAATTTTAGATTCCAATAATACAAATATTAATTATACTGTACAAAGAGAATTTTTGGGTAATTTGGATGGAACTGGATCCACAACATTAACAGTTGGATCTAATGAACAATTTTTAAATTATTCATCAAATAATTATATTTTAACAACTCCAGTTAATGGAAAACTTTTAGATCTTTCTAATGCTGTTACTTTGGGTGTAAATGCCCAATCCATTACTATTAATTTGGGCGTTTATTTTGCAAATACTGGATATAAATTAATTGCCCCTGTAGTAAAAGTTGATACGGCACCAAAAACAAAGACCCTTATTGAAAATCAAGAATATCAAGTTACTAGTGGATTTTCAAATTCTGTAATTCCAATTAAATATGCTGACGGATATAAACTCAGAGGAGTTTATATGTCATCTTCTGGGGCCGATGCTACCAAAAATGATGTAGATATTACTGATAGATTTATTTTTGATGGTGGACAAAGAGATACTCATTATGATCTCACTAGATTAATTAGAAAACCAGGAGCATTAATTCCAACTAATAAATTATTGGTTGTCTTTGATTACTTTAAACATATTGGTAGTAATACAGGAGATTATTTCACTGTAGATTCTTATACATTTACGGATAATTTTACATATAAAGATATCCCATATTTCAACTCTTCAGTATATGGTAAAATTTCTTTACGCGATGTAGTTGATTTTAGACCAAGAGTTTCTGACTACACAGGATTGGATACTGAAACTGTTTTACCAGGATATAATCAATTTACTACAGTAAATGCATTAAAATTCACTGGAACTGGTTCATCAGCACCAGCATTGCCATTATATGGTACTTCATATTATACGGGATATCAGTATTATCTGAACAGGATTGATGCAATTTATATTTCAAAGGATGGATCATTCAAAGTTTCCAGAGGAACTCCAGCACTTAATCCACAAACTCCACCAGAAATTTCTGATGGAATCTTGTTGTATTATTTTAATATTCCAGCATATACGTTTAGTTTAAATGATGTTCAAATTAAGAGTATTGATAATAGACGTTATACGATGCGTGATATTGGAAAACTGGAGAAGAGAGTTGAGAAATTAGAATATTATACTGTATTAAGTTTAATTGAACAAGATACATTTAATACTCAAGTTAGAGATTCTTTTGGCAATGAAAGATTTAAAAATGGTATTTTAGTAGATAATTTTGAGGGTCATAACATTGGTAATACAACTTCTGTTGATTATTCTTGTGCTATTGATTCTCAAACTGGTGTTGCTAGACCAGCATATTATGCATCACAAACTAAGTTAATTGAAAAAAATCTTAATGATACTCAACGAACAGCAAATGGGTATCAAAAAACAGGAGAACTGATTACATTACCATTTACTGAGCAATCAACTATCAGTAATCCATATGCAACAAAAACTATTACTATCAATCCAGGAAAATCATCTAAGTTTTCTGGAATTATGACTCTTGATCCTTCTATTGATGAATGGAAGGATACTAATAAAACTCCAGAATTAATTTCAAATGAAAATTCTATTTTTGATACTATTCAAAATCAGAATTCAAATCTTTGGGGAAGTATTTGGAATGAATGGCAAGTTATGTGGACAGGAACTCCATCATATAACTTAAATAATTCTGCTAGTTTTAATTTAAATGGAACTACACAATTTGATTCTACAGTAACATCTGTTGCTAAAGGAAAAACTAGAACCAGATCTCGTAATGGTACTCAAAATAGATTAACACCATACGGAACTTCTACAACTTCTACAAATCAGAGAGTAGTATCTAATGCTTATAGTCCATACATTAGATCAAATGTAGTAAAATTTGTCGCTAAAGGATTAGAACCAAATACTAAATTATATGCATTTTTTGATGGAATTGATGTTTCTTCTTGGGTAAATCCAGATGATGTGACAGGTATCACTACACCATTTACTGGAATTGGTGGATATGCAGAAAAAGGATTTGGCAAATCAATTATTACAGACTCAAATGGTAATATTAGTGGTATTTTCTTAGTACCTTCTGGTTATGCACCATTTGAAGGCAAAAAACTTTATGATATGCAGGTAACACCATCAGCATTTTATAATACAGCTGGTCAACAAAGAAGTTTCACCGTAGGAACCAAAGCATTCCGTTTAACTTCAAGTAGCACTAATAGTTCTACAAATTCCGAAGTAACTACATTTGCAGAAACTGAGTACGTTGTCACTGGAGCACCAGATACTCAATCTACAAGATCTTTATTAATTAGCAGAAGATCCGCTTCTAATAGTGATACAGTACAAACTATTAATGGTGTTAGAGTAAATATTAATCAAGATGGACTTCTTGATCCTCTTGCTCAAACATTTACTGTAAATGATTACGAACAAGGAATATTTGCATCTAGTGTTGATCTGTATTTTAACTCCAAAACAAATTCTTCTGGAAATGATACTGATAGACCAGTATCAGTTTATTTAACCGAAACTTCTGGTGGTATTCCAAATAGAAGTATCATTCCATTTAGTCAATCTTCATTAAATCCAAACACTATACTTCGCATTAAACTCGGTAATGATGTTGCTACTGGTATCACATTTGCGGTAGGTGAAACTATTACTGGAAAAATTTCTGGTGCTATAGCGACTGTAAAAACAGCATTGACTGTTTCATCAGCAAATACTAGATATAATTTAATTCTTTCTAATCATAATGGAACAAATTTTGTTGCTGGTGAAGAAATTGTAGTTAATCGTTCTCCTGCTATAACTTCAACAACATTCTATATTGATCAAGATTGCGGTATTGTTGAAAAAATTAGAGTTACTAGTTTTGGTTCGGGATACTTATCAAATGCCACTACAATTGCAATCAATGGAGATAATGGTGGTTCATTTGGAACAACTGCTACAGCAAGTGCAAAAATTTATAATGGTAAAATTTATGAAATTAATGTAACCAATAATGGATCTGGATACTATGTTGCACCTACTGTCAGTATCACTGGTGGTGACGGACTGGCTACTGCTGAATCTGTAATCAGAATTACAAATCCTGCAGTCAAAATGGGAATTGCAACATCAACAAGTGGATTGGTAAAAACCACTTTTAAATTCCCATCTCCAGTTTATCTTGAAAATAATAAAACTTATGCATTGGTAGTCACAAGTTCTTCTCCAGACTATAAACTTTATAGTTCTAGAGTTGGAGATGCTCTTTTAAATAGCATCATCGTTGCTCCCGATCAACCAGGAGTAGGATCATTACACAAAGCACAAAATTCTTCTTCATGGATTTCAGATCCTATTGAAGATCTCAAGTTTACAATTAATAGATGTGTATTTGATAAAACAAATACTTCAACAATTGAATTTGTAAATCAAGATGTAGATTATGTAATTTTACCGTCCAATCCTATTTCAATTGATAGTACTTTAGGAATTTCAACACTGTTTGGAGCAAATCAAAAAGTAGTTAGAGTTAATCATCCAAATCATGGAATGAAAGAAGGAGATACTGTAATTCTTTCAGAAATAACTGGAATTGGATCTCCAGAAGGTATTTTTGGAGTTCCTGTAAGCTTACTAAATGGTATTCATTCAATCAGTAATGTTGGATTAGATAATTATTGTATTACTGTTGATTCAACTCTTTGGGCAGATGCAAATGTTTCTGTTACTGGATCTGGAACTGGTGGTGGAAGTTATGTTAAGGCAACTACTAATAAAACATATCAAATTATTCAATCTCAAGTTGTTCCATTTACATTTCAATCTTCTTCAATATCTCATAATATTAAGACTGTATATGGAAAGGCAATTGATTCCTCAACAACAAATGAATATACCACAGCAGAATCTGTAGAGATTTCTCCAGGAGATAATTATTATTTTGATGATACTAGAGTAATTGCTTCAAGAAACAATGAAATTTATAGAGGTCTTTCTTCTGTAACTGGTAAGAGATCAATTCTTTATACTGTAAGTATGTCAACTGCAGTTGATAACGTTTCTCCAGTTATTGATATCAATAGATCTAATATTATTACGGTTGGATCTAGAATTAGTAATCCTACTGGAAGTGAATCTAGATTTGGAGCACTTGCTCAAACATTAACAGTTCCAACTTCATCTGCATTTACACTTTCAACTGTATCTACTAAAACTATTAAATCAGTTGTCATTAGTTATAATACTTCAAGTGGTGGTAATTTCACAAATACAGTTGATACTAACACTCGTCTAACTCAATCTTCAACTGGTGCGTCTGGTCAAATTGTTGGTGTTGATCTCGTTAACAAAAAAATAAAATTAATTAATATTACTGGCGATTTTGTTTCTGGATCAATAGTTACTCAAGGATCTGTAACTACAACTCCAACATCTGTTGTAGTCAAGAGTGGTGTACTTATAGGATGGGATTCTCCAACTGGATCTTTGAAGATTAAACTAACTTCTAATAATCCATTTGAAGTTGGTGATATTATTAATGATGATGATGCAGGAACTTCTCCAGTTACTGGAAGAACTGTTTCTGCAGTTTCTTCTACAAATGGATTCTTATTTGTTCCCGAAACAAATCCTTATGGTAGTTCTTCAATTTCCAAATATGTAACTAAAGAAATTGTTCTTGATACTCCAGGAACTGCTCTTGATTGTAAAATTACTGCAAATCTTTTTGATAATAAGGACATTAAGGTACTTTATAAGGTTAAGGCAGATGGAAGTAATACTGATATTAATAGTATTTCTTGGGAATATTTTAATGGAACTGGATATTCAAACAACGATGTAATTCCAAGTAATTTAAAAGCATTCTCTCCATCAGTTGAGGATCTTGATTCTTATATTGAATATTCATATACTGCAAGTAATTTGAAACCATTTAAAGCATTTGCTATTAAAATTGTATTTGGTGGTTCTAATCCTGCTCTCGCACCAAGACTTGAAGATCTTAGAGTAATTGCTCATTCATGATGGATAAATTAAAGGTAGAAGGTCACAGCAGTCTTTATCGTGATATTAATAGTGGTGCTGTGATCAACTCTAATCGTGATGAATATGATCGTTATATGAAAGCAAAGGCAAATAGAGAGAATATGATAAACGAGATAAATACTTTGAAGCAGGAACTTGATGAAATCAAGCAATTACTAAAACAAATTACCAATGGCAATTAGAGAAGTTTTATTAAGTAACACATTTGAACAACAACGTCAGTTAATCAATCTGATTGGTACTGATATTGGTGATTGTCAAAACTTAGTTACTCCATCAAAAGTAGTTACTACTTCCGTCAACCAAGTAGTTGCTGGTTTAGTCACTCTTTCTGGACAAACTATTCAACTTGAAGATGGGTCATTAAGTTCACCTAGTTTATCATTTGATAGTGTCACTAATTTAGGTCTTTGCAAATATGATTCAAGCACGATTGGATTTAGTAATAATGTATTCATCAATGGTGGTTTAACTGTAGCTGGTGATGTTACTTTTAGAGCTGGAACTGGAACAGGTGGAACCTTAACATTTGGCGATTTAAATACTGATAATATTGTATTTAATGCTGATATTAATTCAACAATTATTCCTGATTTAACTGCCACATATGATATTGGTGCAAGTTCTCAAAGATGGAGGGATTTGTACCTTTCAAGAAATTTATTTGCTAATTATTCGTCAGTAACTACTAGTGGTGTATTTGGTGGCAATCTTTCAGTAAACGGGGATACTTTATCAACTTCATCAAATACATTTAATTTATTAAATAACCCATTAACTGTAAATGCATTTACAAATGCAACTTCTATATCATTAGGATATATTACGGGAACATTAACATTAAATAATCCGACAGTAGTTGGAACACAATCAACTGTAAATCTTTGGAATACCACGACGACAGTTGTTAATGCTTTTGGAACAGCATCTGGAATAACAATTGGTTATGCTGCTCCAAGTGGTATTCCTAATACTAATTTTACAATTAAAAGTGATGATACTATTTTAGATGGAGATTTAAATGTCAATGGTGGTGAAATTATTTCTAGTCAAAATACTTTTAATTTATTAATTAATAATAGTGATGTTAGGATTGGTTCCGCAATTGGTACTGGAACAACAAAAATTAATAATAATTTTAAAGTATCAGGAAATAGTATTGATTTAGCAACTCAAGGTGTTACAGTTTCAATAATTGATAATGTAAACCCTGCACTTAGTATTAGAGAAGGCAGTAATTCATATCTTGATTTTCAAACAAGTGATGGTTTAGAAAAAATTATTGCATATAAAAATGTCAATCTTTTAGGTAGTTTAACTGGAACTTCAGCATCTTTTACTGGAGATTTAACTGCTTCTGGAGTCACAGTCAATGGTAATTTAACTGTCAATGGAACAACATCCACAATTAATTCTACTGTTTTAAGTATTGATGACGTTAATATCATTCTTGCCGATGGTGCTTCAACATCAGCAGCAGTAGATGGTGCTGGAATTACATTAGGAACAACAGGAATTACTTTCACATATTCTAATACTGGAACTCGTTGGTCATCAACAGAAAACTTAAATATTGCAAATACTAAAACTTATCAAATCAATGGAACTACTGTTCTTTCCAGCACTCAAGTTTTAGGAAAAGGTTTTACTAATGCGGCTGGTGAAATAGTAACTACTGATGGAACACAGACATTAACCAACAAAACTTTAACCACACCAACTATTTCTAGTATTTTAAATACTGGAACATTGACTTTACCAACTTCTACAGATACTTTAGTTGGTAGAGCAACATCAGATACACTTACAAATAAAACCTACGGAAATTCCAGTTCAACTTCTGATGCAGATGCTACAGTAGATTCGGCAACCACTTCATATTATGCATATGTACAGAGTGCCAGTGGTACTGCAAGAACAATTAATATCAGTAATCTTACCGCAGGTAGAGTTATTACACTTTATTTGAGAAATACTAACGCTGCCACAAAACAAATTAATATTGCAGCTAGCACAACAACCACAGGATTCGCAGCAGTAAACTTATCTCCAGGTTCATCTGCTGGTGGTGCTAGTGTTACTTCAGTTACATTAGCAGTAACTTCTGGCACTGCAGTTGTGACAGTATTTAATGCTAATGGTACAATCGGAGGAAGCATCGCATAATTCGTCCTTGACAACCCATATAAATTATAGTATGATGTGTCTGAACCCCTATTGTTCTTATGAGTAAAAAGAAAATATTATGGTTAGGTGATTGTGTTATCCCAAGCGGATTTGGCAGAGTCACTGAATCTATTCTCACCAGAATTTATCAAGAATTTGATACCAATGTGATGGGTATTAATTATTTTGGTCAAAAACACGATTTCCCGTTCAACATTTTTTCTGCATCCACGAAAGGTGGGCAGCAAGTGGACCCATATGGGTTTAAGTATGTTGAAGAACTTTATAATGCTATTAAGCCAGATATTATTGTTGCTTTTAATGATGTTTGGATTATTAAATATTATTGGGAAATTTTAAAAAAATATAAAGAAGAAGATGGATTTAAGTTTGTTACTTATTTCCCCGTAGATGGTGGTGGTTGGTTCCCTGAGGTAGTTAAGTTCCTTAATGATATTGATCTCGCAATTACATATACAAATTTTGCTTCTAATGTAATTAAAGAAGCTGGTTATACTGGCAGAATTGAAACATTAGAGCATGGCATTGACAGTGATATTTTTTACAGAAAAAATAAACAGGAATGTAGAGATATCATTGGCAATATGAAAAAGGATGATTTCATTGTCTTCAATGGTAATAGAAATCAACCACGTAAAAGGATTGATTTGACTATCATGGCATTTGCCAAATTTGCCGTTGACAAACCAAACGCAAAACTTTATCTTCACATGGGTATTAAAGATTGTGGATGGGATATTGTTCCACTTTTTAATGTGGAAATGGCGAAAAATGGTATTGATTCTGAGGGAAGATTATATCTTTCAGGAACTGACATTACCCCAGAAAAAAATAATATTAGTCCCGAAGTTTTAAATATCGTTTATAATGCTTGTGATGTTGGCATCAATACTTCTGAGGGTGAAGGTTGGGGTTTAGTGCCATTTGAAATGGCAGCAACTGGAACTCCTCAAGTTCTTCCCAACTATGCAGCAAGTGCTGAAATCTTTGCAGATTGTGGTGAACTTGCTGATATCTGCTTTATGGGTAAAGATGTTAATTATGGTATTGATAGAGCATATGTTTCTATTGATAGTATTGTTGAAAAATTAAATAAATTGTATTCTGATAAAAAATATTATGCAGCACAAGCAAAAGCGTGTGCTACTATGACTCAAAATCCCGCATATCAATGGGATAATATTGCTAAAAAAATGCTCACTTACTTACAATCTATCTGAGGAAATTATGAACCCCCAAGAACTTAAAGAAAATTTTACGAATCAATTTAATTCTGTTATTGATGAAATTAATAATCTTGAAAGTCAATTGACTACAAAAAAAGAAATGGCACTTAAACTTAAAGGTGCTCTTGAAGCTTTAAATATTTTGGAGCAACCAGAGGCAGAACCCACAGAAGAATGATAATCTGACCTTCCTTATAAATAAAAGGAAGGTCTTTTTTTATAAATGTCTGCTATAACCATCAATATTGTTATTGAGAAGAATACTGATTTTTCTGCAACATTCACAATTAGAAATTTTGATGGTTCGTATCTGAATCTGACGGGATACACTGCAGAAGCAAAAATGAAAAAGAGTTATTATACTTCCAATTCAGTTGCTTTAGCAGTAGGATTTGTTGATAGAGTTAGGGGCATAATTTCATTATCACTTCCTGCTGCAACTACTGCAACTTTAGATCCTAAGCGTTATGTTTACGATATTGTATTAACTTCTCCTGCTAATATCAAAACACGAGTGGTAGAAGGAATTGCTACAGTAACTCCAGGAGTAACATAGTGTCCGATTTTCAGGTAACGCTAAATCAACCATCTTATTTGGTAACTGGTGAAAATCCAGATCTTTATAGGATTGGTATTGATTACCAATCTCCACCAAAATCAATTCAATATCAGAACTTGATCATTGATGATCTTTCTGCTCAATTTGATTGTATCAAAAAAACTTTTGATATTAGAGTTGGTGGAATTCTTTATAATGCTCTGAATGATCAACAACTTATTATATCTATAAATAATGTTATATTGCAGCCTGGTGTAGGATATTCTGTATCAGGAAGTCAGATTACATTTGCTACTGCTCCTTGTAATGTTCCATTTTTTGGTATTGCCTTAGCAAACACTGCTGATTTGACCAGAACTATTAATTATGTTGTTGATTATGGTTCAAGTGCAATTACTCCTGGTGATAAAGGTTGCCTTGCAATTGATGTCACAGGTGTGATAGAATCTTGGGTATTGGTTGCTGACCGAATTGGTAGTCTAGTTCTGGATATTAAAAAATCATCATATGCTGATTATCCAAACGTTACTACAATATGTGGGGGCGATAGACCCCAACTAGTGAACCAAAACAAAAACACCAGCGATAATCTAAGTGCTTGGAATAAAGTTCTTAACGCTGGAGACATCTTAAATTATAATGTTATTTCAGCGACTGGAATTAATAAATTCTCAATCGCACTGAAAGTAAAATTATAAATAGATTTGAATTAAATACGAAATCAATTTTTTCCTCGGAGGAACTTTTAAATGGCTCTTTTAGTCCCAAATATTGGTGAGGTAGATTCGCTTCGCTCTCTGCTGAATGCGACTCATCAGATCCCAAGAAACTTGGTTCTGAAACTCTTCACTTCTAATACGACTCCTGCTGAAGGTGACGTTCCTTCTGCTACTGCGTATTTTGAACCATATAATTCCAGCAACACCAATGGATATGGTTCTGCTCCATCAACTGGATATCCAACACTTGTAAATAATCGTGTTGATCAAGATTATACTGCTAACTACGGTATTCTCCTTAATGGTAACCGTTGGGCAATTACTACTGCTTCAGATCCTGTAGCTTCCTCTACTGGTTCTAGCGGTTCTTCTGGTGCATTCCAGATTACTTTAACTGGTCTTACTGGTACAGTTAGCGTAGGCAACATTGTTTCTGGTACTGGCGTTGCTTCTGGTGCTAAAGTTAGCAATGTAAGTGGTTCGGTAATTACTCTCAATGCAGCTAACACTGGTACTGTTTCTGGTCCTATTAACTTTACTGGTGGTGTAACAACTGCAACATATCCTGAGCAGGTATTTACTTTTACATCTGCAGCTGGTAACGTTTATGGTTACTATCTGTCCAGAGCACAAAATATGCCTGTTGCTATTCAGGGTGTATCAGATGCTGCTACTTCTACAGCTAACGGCACTGTTGCTAAAGGCGATAACACCAATCCTTGTATTGGTGTTGTTGGCAATAACTACATCACTCTGCCTAACGTTGCTGGTGTAATGGATGATGTTACCGTAGGTCAGAGAGTAACTGGAAACAATGCTGTTGCTTCTGGTACTACAATTACTGGTGTTGATATTGCTCTCAGAAGGGTTTATCTGTCTTCTAACCTGACAGATAACATTCAGGTTGCTACTGACTCCAGTGTTGATCTGAACTGGTCTGTAGTATCTACTGGTGCTGTAAACCACAACCTTCAAGTTGGTGACGTAATTTACGTTGCTGCTGGTTCTGGCGGTTCTACAGTAACTCCTGGACATTACACCGTATTCAGCAAGACTAATACTACTTTCACAACAACTCCTGCTCTTGCAGGTGCTGGTAATGCAACTCTGCTGCCAAGCATCCTTTTCGCTGAAAGATTTACTAATGGTCCATACCCCATTCAAAACAACGGTGACCAAATCAAGATCACTCTGAATGTCAGCCTTGACTGATTTTTGATCTTACTACTTATATTATTCAGTTTGAGGGGGATTACTACGGTAATCCCCTTTTAATTAGATAGAGAGTATTAATGGCAGTATTTTCCTACGATTCCAGAATTGATTCTGAAATTGGCGAAGTTTCAGTTTCGCCCTTAGGAATTACTGCATCTAATTCTGTGGTGTTTAATTACACTACAGAAAGCAAAGAACCATATTCGGAAGTAGATTATAATTTAATTAGTGTACTAGAAAATTTATTTGTTGATTGTGGATTTATTGCAAATACTATTGAAGTAGTAGTTGATAATAGATTCATTTCTCAAGATTTCTCAGATAGCATACTTAAACCATCTGGATCATCAGAATCAATTCCAGTAAGAAGTTATGCTGGAGATGGTGTAATTAAAGTACAGGAATATAAAGATAAATCCACATTCATTTGGGTCGGTAACGGAACTCTATTTGAAATTGGTGGAGATATTACTAGAATTGTTGCGCCTGGAATTACTGGTCCACCTATTGGATCCAGTACAACTAAAATTTATAATACAAATATTTCTTTAGAATTTGTAGGAGAATCAAGTAATTCTAAGAAATCTGTATTTGATAAAAATTTAAATGTAACTAATGATCTGTTTGTAAGTAAAGATTATGGTTCATTAGAAGCATATCAAAATTCAATTGATCTTGGATCTGTAGAAGAATTTAATATTTTTGATTATGAAAATTATGGATTAGTAATATATGATCAGATATATGGCAGCATCAAGATAACAAATGATGCCAATAATAATAGCAGAACATCTGTTTATACTGGATATGGATCAGTATCTACTTATGGAAATGCTGATGTACTTTTCTTCAGAAGCAGACAAACTGATACAAGTATTGCTCTGTTTACTGTATTTGGTGAAGCATCAGTAACAACTAATTTACCTGCAGTTGTAAATTCATATACATCTTCTGGTACTCTCTTTAGTATTGGAACCAATGTTGAAAAAATAAGATATGATTATAATCAATCATCTATTGTAGTAGTTTCTGGTGATGATTATGAATATATCACATCTTCTGGAATTTCTGTAGATTATGGTTCTGTAATTTATGATAATACCTCAGCGTTCAATTATGGAACAGTTGAACATATTACTACAGCATATCCATATCAAGGATTATTCTCAGTAACAGGAAGATCTGATTACAGTAAAATTAATACATTTGTTGGTTTTGGATTATTCTCCGCATATGGCGGATATTCCAGAAGTATATTTGTATCTGCAAGAACGATAGATGTATCCACAAACTTCTCTACTATAAGTGGAGAATCTTACAGTAAATTTGTCGCATCTTTTGCTGGTTCTGGATCTCTAATTGAGAGTAATACTTCAATTAATTATCATACTTATAGTTACAATAATTCTTCAGTATCTACATTTACTTCTACTGATTTTGGAAATATCATCAGTGCAGCAGATAATATTGATTATGGTTTAGTAATCAATCAAAGTGATTCAGAATATAATAATGGATTTATCATTAGTAGAGATAATGTATATCCTTACGGTTCTCTCTATGCCACAGGTTCTGTAAGAATTGGTATAAGCAATAAATTTACTACAACTGGTTCAATTGCCATCAGTGGGACTGCTACAACAGCATTCACTGAACCATTTACTCAAATTTATCCAGAAAGAGATTATGGTCTCTTCTCCGTAACTGGAAGTGCTATCACATCTCCAGTTAGATCAATTAAATCTTCTGGTGGATTATTTACACTCAATAGTTCTACTTCTTCCAGACTTTACAATTATGGAATTGATTGCGTAGATCTATATTCAACCGATAATTATGGTTCTATTACTGCCAGTGGTATTACAGTAGATTATGGATATGTTGCAAATCCACCAGAAGGAATAAAATATAATTATGGTTTAATTGTCAATAATCAAGATACTTATGCATATTCTGGATCTGTAGTAATTTCTGGATCTTCCTCAGTATCATTCTTCAGGAAACCAGGATATGTTGGTTCTGGCTCTCTGTTTGTATTCAAAGGAGCGACAACTACTACATTATCCTCAGAAAGAACTGATACTAAAACATCTCTGTTTAATGTTTATGGATCTGCCAATTCTGCACTGTCAAGAAAAGTTATCATCAGTGGTTCTTTATATGAAAATGGAACAGTTAATAATTCCTCAGTATACAGTTATAACTCTTCTTCAACAACAACATTTACTTCATCTAATTATGGATTAGTAAGTAACTCGGTTGATACATCCTCAAATTATGGAACTATCAATACAACATCTAATGATGGTGATGTTAATTATGGTCTTGTAATTTATGGATCTAATCAGTATCCATATGGAACTCTTACAATTTCTGGATCTTATGCAAATCAAAAAAGATCCTTTGCTTATTTCTCCAGTGGTTCTATCAATATTTCTGGTTCTGCATCAACTACTCCTTCTGCAGAAACTCCAAGAAGATTTATCTTCAGAGACACAACTCTCTATTCAGTAAGTGGTAATTCTACATTAAAATCAACAAAATATTCAGTTGGTTCTGGTACATTATTTAATGTCAATGGTCATTCTGGTGCAGTTGCATTTAATTATAACAGATCATCTATCAAACCATTTGATAATTCTGACTACGGTTTAATTACTGTTTCTGGAACATTAATAAACTATGGAGCAGTTGGCAATTTTGGTGATGCTTTCTTCAATTATGGTTCTATTGAAGATAGAACAATTTACTATCCATTTGGTCTGATTAATATTTCTGGATCTCAATTACAGAGCTTTGCTAAAGGTTCTTATGTTGCATCTGGAGCAATCAGTGCAATTAGTGGTAGTGCATCTTCTGAAGTATTTAAAGCAAAACAGATTGCAGAAAGTACAGATCTTTATACAATTTCTGGTTCTGCAAATATTCTTTCAGTCAATAAATTTGCATCAACTGGATCACTCTTTACAGCATCTGGTTCTGCAAACTCTGCAGCTTACAGTTACAATACTTCTTCAACAACAACCTTCTCAACAAATGATTTTGGAACCATCACAACTTCTGGTTCTACAGTCAATTATGGTTCTATTGTTGTCGGAAGTGATATCGGAATTGATTATGGTTATGTAATTGATAGAACCAACAATTATCCATTCGGTAATCTTAATCTTAACGGTACTTATAAAACGACCAGAACGTTTGGATTTGCTGGTTCTGGTTCTGCAAATATCAGGGGCGCTGCTGGAGTTATCTCCACACAACCATTTGTACAGATTTATGTTGAAAAAGATTATGGTCTTTATGCAGTATCTGGTTCCGCAACAACTTCTGCAGCACCAAAATACAAATCTTCTGGTTCTCTATTCTCTGTTGGTGGATCAGCATCCTCAATTACTTATGCATATACGCTGGGTTCAATTGAATACTTCTCTACACTTGATCTTGGTACAGTCAATACAACTGGAACAAGTAGTGATTATGGTTTAATCACTACTGGTAGTGATGCAAAACTTGATTATGGTTCAATTATTGTTACACAAACTGAATTCCCATATAAAGGAAAAGTATTTGTTACTGGTTCAGCAACTACTCAAAAATATAATGTCTACACGCAAGTTGGTTCTGGAACTCTTAATGTTATCAGTGGATTTGCAAATGCAATCTATCAAGGTAAGAAAACGCTTGAACCAACAGATCTCTTTAATATCAGTGGAACTCCATATGTTACTCGCACCAATAAATTCTTTGGTTCTGGATCTCTGTATGTAGGAAATGCTTATCCTAAGGATATTGATTTAATTATTACAGATGATTATATTGTAGATTCTGATTATGAAATTAAACAAGCACCTACAAGTACTGAAACATATAGTTATAATTCTTCCTCAACTACAACTTATTCAACAACTGATATTGGCACAATTACATCTAGTGGTGTAATTGATGATTATGGATACATCACTATTGGTAGTGATAGAGAATTTAACTATGGTTATCTAATTGATACTGGTATTAAGTATCCTTATGGTCTCTTCAACATTAGCGGTAGTTATCAAACTTCCAATAGATCTTTTGCACACAAATCATCTGGTTCTATCAATATTTCTGGTTCTTCAACTACCAGATTGGCAGAACCAACACCACAAATTTACACAGAAAGAGATTACGGTCTTTATTCTGTATCTGGTTCTGCTGCACCAACGAGAACATTTACTTCTCGCACAACTGGATCTCTGTTTACATTAAATGGATCTGCACCTTCAGTAACTTACAACTACAGTTCTATTGCTGTAGAATATACATCAGTAATTGATTATGGAAGTGTAGCAACTACTGGAAATACAATTAATAATGGATTCATCACAAATCCTGTAGATGTTTACACAGATTATGTTTCAGTTACAATTGGAGAAAAAGCAACCAGATTTGGTTCTATCAATACTTTTGGTTCCTCAGTTTCACTCAAAGTATTTACTCCAGTTGCTTCTGGTTCACTGTTCTCTACCAAAGGCGCAGCATCCTCCACATTTAGACCAGTTGATACAGATACAGTACTGTTCACGATTTCTGGATCTGCCACCAATGTACTTTGTGCATTTGGATATACGTCATCTGGTTCACTCTTTACGATCGGAGATCATACAGAAAGAGTTACTTATAATTATCATATTGATTCAGTCAATCTATATGAAAAAATTGATTATGAGTCAATTACTTCTAGCGGAAGTTCTCAGGATTATGGTTATATTGGAGCAAATGAAAATACTGCTTCGCCAATTAATTATGGATACATTGATGTAGCAGAGTCTGTACGTGCTTATGGTGGATCTATTAAGATCAGTGGTACTCCTAAGATTAACTTCATTCCTCTGCTGATTTATAACGGTAGTGGTCAAATCAAAGTCAGTGGAAATGTTAGTACAATTACAATTCTTACTGCAAAAGCAAGACCAGAAAGCACCGATCTTTATAATGTCAGTGGTTCTGCAGATGTTAGTGTTACTAGACCAACATTCACAGAAACAGCAGCATTTAGTACATTCTCTGGTGCTGCAGAGGCAGTAGCAAAAGTATATAATCAATTCTCAATTAATCAATTTACTGAAATTGATTATGAATTTATTACTGGATCTGGATCAACAATTAATTATGGATTGATATCAGATAGTACTAATTCAATCTTTGATTACGGATATATTTTTGATACTCAAACTGTTCTTCCATACGGCAATATTAAAATTGTCGGACCAGTTTCTAATTATAAATTTGCACCTAACTTTGCATATAGTAGCACTGGATCTCTGTTTGCTGCAAGTGGTTCTGCAGACACAAGAGCATTTGCCCAAACTCAAGATAATGAAACTAGACTCTTCAATATCTATGGTTCATCATTAACAACACCAGTAACATCTTATATTTCTTCTGGATCACTCTTTAATATTGGATCTAAGATTGAAAGTGCGACATATGCATATAATCCATCCTCTATCCTCACATTTACAAATAGTGATTATGGATATGTTGCATCTGCCGCAGACACAACGTTTGATTATGGTTTAGTTTCCGAATCTTCTGTTGGCGATATTAATCTTGGTTATATCGTCAACGGACAAACTTTATATCCACACGGAAGATTTACACTTGTCGGTCAATCTTCTGTTGAATTCTATAGAAGACCATCTTATGCTGGATCTGGTTCTCTGTTTGAATATTCAGGATCAGCAGAAACAAGATCCTTCTCTGAAGGAAAAGATAGTCAAACAAAACTTTTCAATGTTTATGGATCTGCCAATACTATCTTCAGCAGACCTTATATTACAACAGGTTCACTGTTTAATATTGGTTCTAAGTTTGAAAGCAGAACATATGTTTATGATCAATCTTCAATTACTTCATTCTCTTCTTCTAATTATGAATTTATTAATTCAATCGCAAATGTATATAATGATTATGGATTAATTTCCGAATCTTCTGTTGGTGATATTAACTTTGGATATATTACCGAAACTGGTATTACATATCCATTTGGAACTATCAAAATTGCAAATGCTTCTGCTCAAAAGACTACTGCAATATATCGTGGTTCTGGATCTCTCTTTACATTCAGAAGTCTTACAGAATCTTCTGTCAAGACCACTCAAACTGAAACTTCACTCTTTATTATTTCTGGTGCTTCCAGCAATATCAGAACATTTGGTTATGCTGGAACTGGATCTCTGTTCAATATCGGAACAAAAGTTGAGAAAGCAACTTATTCTTATAATGAATCTTCCGTTACAACATTCTCTTATGGTAACTATGAATATATCACATCTGTTGCAGACACAACAATTGATTCTGGATTAATTTCCGAATCTTCTGTTGGTGATATTAATCTTGGTTATATTACTCAAACTGGTATTGTATATCCATACGGTAAATTTGCTATTTCTGGTTCTGCTTCTACAACAGCACCAGCAATTTACAGTGGCGTAGGATCTCTATTTACTATTGGTGGAAGTGCTCAAGCAACAGCAAAGTCTCTCAGAGCAGAAACTTCACTCTTTATTATTTCTGGTGCTTCCAGCAATATCAGAACATTTGGTTATGCTGGAACTGGATCTCTGTTTGATATCGGAACTAAGATTGAAAGCAGAACCTATGTTTATGATTCTTCTGCAATCATTGAATTCAATACTCTTAACTATGAGGATATCGGAGAAGGTCCAACAGTATTTGAAAATTATGGAAATATTGGAGAAGGATCTTCTGCATACTTTAATTATGGATCAGTAGCAGATACTGATATTGTATATCCTTACGGTGGATTTAATATCACTGGCGGATCTGTAGAAACGTTTGCTCCAATTCTTGCTTGGAGAGGATCTGGAACTATCAATGTTACTGGATCAGTATACATTGTATTCAATCTTTCTGCCAAACCAAAACCAACATCCGATGATACCATTAATATTTCAGGAACTTCCAGGTGCCTGTTCTCACTTGGACATGTTGGTTCTGGTAGTGTATTTAATATTGGTAAGAAGATTGAAAAGGCGACATATTCTTATAATACATCTTCAATTGTTCCATACGGAACAGCAGATTATCAATTTATTTCCAGTGCTCCAGATCTGTCATCAGATTATGGTACTGTAACTGAACCTGGATATGGAGTAACAGATTTCGGTTCTATCCAGAATCTGGATTATGCATATCCATTTGGAACTCTCAAAGTTTCAAATACAGTTACACAAAAAGCAACTAGAGTATATCGTGGTTCTGGTTCTCTGTTCGGAATTGGTGGGGAGAGCAATGCATACAGCAGAATTGCTCGTTCCGAAACACAACTGTTTGTTGTTTCAGGAAACCTCAAGGAATCCTTCAGCAAAGGAAATTATGCTGGTTCTGGTTCACTCTTCACATTCAGAAGTCTCACAGAATCCAGTGCTGTCAATCCACCTGCAACTGGTCTGTTCAGAATTTCTGGTATTGCCAAAGAAAGAGCTACAGATTCTTGGATTGGTACTGGTTCAATTACATTACAGACAGGGATTTATCCAGAATACTTATACTATCGCCCAACTCCTCGTTATGTTACAGTTTCTGGAACATCTTATATTTCTGGATCTGCATCCACAGAATATCATGCAACTTACACGAATGTAGGTTCGGGTGTAATTTACAATTCTGGTGTTGCTTCTACGCCAAGAACCAGACCATTTATTGGCGCTGGTGTAGAATTTATTTCAGGAAAACTCAAGGAATCCTTCAGCAAAGGAAACTATGCTGGATCTGGTTCTCTGTTTACATTCAACAGCCTCACCGAATCTTCTACCAAAGTTCTTCCATCAGAAACAAGACTTTATACAACTTCTGGTCAGGCAACAACTACTCGTTCCGAAGCATATCAAGGAACAGGATCTCTGTTTACATCCAAAGGAATTGCAGAATCCTTTGCATATTCAGTTCCTTCAGAAATTCAACTCTTCAAAGTTTCTGGAGTTGCTACTACTCTTCACACCAACAACTTTGTTGGTTCTGGTTCACTCTTCACATTCAAGAGTGCTGCAGAATCTACTACTGCAATTATACCAACAGAAACTCAACTCTTCAAAGTTTCTGGAATTGCAACAACAAGTTACAATACAGTTTATACTTCTTCTGTTGGCGGAACAGAATTTATTTCTGGTGCAGCAACAGATGTAAAATTTGTTCCATCTTTTGCTGGTTCTGGATCACTCTTTACATTCAATGGCCTCACGGAATCTTCCACGAGAACAGTTCCATCAGAAACCAGACTTTACAGAATTTTTGGAACTGCGACTACAATTCGCAGCGGATCTTATGTTGCTTCTGGCACAGAGTTTATCTCTTCAAACGCTGCAACCAGCAACACTATTATTTACAGTGGTTCTGGCTCACTCTTCACATTCAAGAGTGCCACAGAATCCAAAACAGATGTTTCAACATCTACAGTTCTCTTCAAAATTAATGGTTCTGTTGGAGAGTCGTTCATCAGAACAACTTATCATGGTTCTGGAAAAGTTTCTCTGCTTCGTGGTGCTGCAGAATCTTCAACCGTCAGAGTACCACCAGAAACTCAACTGTTCAGAATTACTGGTGTTTCTACACAATCTACTACCAAAGGAAATTATACATCTTCTGGATCAGAATTTATTTCTGGAGCAGATACAGAATCCACCAGAAAAATTTATGTTGCTTCTGGTTCACTCTTCACATTCAAGAGTGCGACAGAATCCAGTTCCTTCTCACCTGTTTCAGAAATCACAGATCTCAAGATTTCTGGTTCTGCAAAAACTACTCGCACAGAATCCTATCAAGGAACAGGAACGGAATTTGTTTACAATTCTGCATCAATATCTCGCACATATCCAACTTACAATGGATCTGGATCAGAATTTATTTCAGGTGCAGCAAATCAAAGAGCAATTTCTTCCTACAGTGGAAATGGAAATATTACGGAATTTGGTGGTTCTGCTCAATCTACATTCACAGCAATTCCACCAGAAACTCTGCTTTACAGAATTTCTGGAACAGCAACAACCAGTTTCAATTCAGTATACACAACAGAAACATCTGGTCAATTCTCGTATACAGGAAATGCAGATTTGCTCCGCAGACAAGCATTTACTGGATCTGGATCTCTGTTTGCACTCAACTCAGCAACAATTACACAAAGAGTTGTCATCGTTGTTGAAACAAATCTCTTCAGAATTAGCGGTGGTGAACGTAATAGTTACAGCAGAATTTCTATATTTGAAGGCGGTCAAATCAATACTTCTGGTAAGTCTACGGATGAAAAAGTATCGTTCACACCAGCAAGAATCTTTGGTACAATAATTTAAAAATTTTTATAAATAAAGTAGCAACTATTCAACCGCCAAATGACAACCCAAGTACAGTTTCGTAGAGGAACTACAGCACAACATGCAGTATTTACTGGTGCTCAAGGTGAAATTACAGTAGACACTGATAAAAAGACCGCAATTGTTCATGATGGTTCTACTGCTGGCGGAATTGAATTAGCCAGAGCCGATGGTGCAATTGCTATGGCAATTGTATTCGGTTTGTGATTTAGATATATAGTAATAACGTAAAACAGCCCTCGCAGGAAATTTAAAAAATGGCAAAGCAGTTATCGTACTACTACACTTTTACTCCAGGAACAAGAACTGTTGTAGTTAGTGGCAATGTTAACAGAAAAAGACTGTTACTGATTACCAACACAACACGTAATGTAATCATTTACAACATGACTCAGCCATCGCTGGGTGCATCATCAATCACTTATGATGCTGATAATGATCAGACTACAGTTGTACTGACATATGACACTGGAGCCGCTGGTCATCAATCAACTGATACACTTCAAATTTTTGCTGAGCAAGATGCAGTAAAATTTGAACCTGCTGAATTTTTGATTGATCCTGTCAGCAAACTGCGTGTATCTCAACCAAACACTCTGATTGATACAGACTTTGAATATGGTCTGCAATCTGCTAAGTGGGAAACACTGGAAAGATGTAATAATGTTCCATCATTCTATTCAATTTCTGGTGATACTAGTATCGCAAACATCACTGCTATTACTACAAATGGTGGTAGAGAGGTAACGGTAACTACTGCGAGTGCTCATGGTTTAACAACTGGTATTCCTATTGACATTCGTGGATTAAACTCCATTACTGCTGAGGGTACTTGGCTTATTCGTAAAACAACTGATTATCAGTTCACTTACGAAACTCCTTTCACACAACAAGGAACCACTTCAGTTCCAGTATCAATTTTAACTCCTTATTCCACAATTGTTGTTGGTAGATTTTACGTTAACTCTGTACTCAACCTTGATAACACTTCTGCGAATGAAGATGGTCCTATTGTAACTGATGCTACTTCTCCATCTAGCACTATTTCCGTAACAACATCATATGATCACGGTTTTGTACCAGGATCTCCATTCTATCTCACAAATAGTCTCGGTAATATTTCAGTAAACTTTGACCCAGCATCTTTCTCGGTTGGCGGTAATATTGAAGATAGAACTTCATTTGATTATGATACAGGTTTCTTCAACCCCTATGAACCAATTCATGATGGTTGCACACTCAGAAGAATTCCTGCAAACTATATTGATACCAATACTGGAGCAACTGTAGCAATTGCTTCTGGTCAGATTTCTGGTACAACTCTGACAACAACAGGTAACCCATCACTTCTGCCAGGTCATACAATTACTGGTACTGGTGTTGCACCTAATACCATTATTTTAAGTGGTTCTGGTAACTCTTGGACTGTTAATATTTCGCAATCTACAACTAGTGGTCCTCTGACTGCATCTTGGCCTACTGCTGGATTTATCAGAATTGATAATCACGGTCTTCAGACTGGAGATGCACTCTGCTATATTGGCACAACTCACACGACAAGTCCACAAATTAATGCTGTATCTGCTGGATATTTCCAAATTTCCTCTGGTAATATTCCTACCTACAATAATGATGGTACTGGTGGCGCAAACGTTTCTGGTTGGTTATATGCTGTAGCGATTGATAAAGATTTTATCCGAGTTGCTACTAACCCCAAAGATGCTTATGACGGCACTAACTTAATTTCATTCTCTAGCTTTGGTGGTAACTCCACAGCAACTCTGTTCTTCGGTCTGATGAACAAGAGAGGATATGAAATTCAATCAAGCATCTCTTCTATTCAAACTGTAGCAACTTCTTCTGAAGTAAGAGTATCATTCCCTGCTGGTACTACTTGCAAATCTCTGAATATTTACCCAGAGATGCAAATTACACTCAGCAATACTGGTGTATCTTCACTTGATGGTGTATATGTTGTTAAGGAATATCCTGTAACTTCCAATTTCTCTAACGAAATTTTCAATGAGAATGACACACACTTTATCATGGAGGGTCCAACAAACTCTTCTGGTGCTTTATCTACACAAGCATCTAGTGTCACATATTCATTGTCTGGAACTGCTGCTGCAACGAATACCATTCTTACGCTTAGCAGCTACGAAAAAACTATTCATGTAAATTCCATTAGTGCAGTTTCTGGTAGTACTGTAACTGTAACTGGTGTTTCTGCTCTTGGTGATGGTTCTAATCCTTATCGTGTAGGTTCAGTAGTAAGATTTACTGCTCTCGGTTCTCTGACTGGTGTAACTCCAAACTTAGATTATTTCGTCTCTGCTGTAGGTGTTCTGTCTTCTGGAACTGTAACTCTTACACTTTCTTCAACGCATCCAACAATTGCTGTTACTCCAGTAACTCTTGGTGGTACAACTAGTGCTGCTACTTTCACTGGTACTATTACTGGCAATACTCTGACCGCTTCTTCTGTAACTGGATATCTTCAAGTTGGTCAATTAGTACTCGGTACTGGAGTTTTCAATGGAACATATATTACTGGATTCGGTTCTGGTACTGGTGGTGCAGGAACTTATTTTGTAAGCATCCAACAAACTGTTGGTAGTGTATCAATGACTGCCGCTTCTAACCTGAAAATTTATACGAATGGTATTCGTGCTCAGGCACACTCTGGTGCTAACTCTTGGCAGAACTACACAAGAATGTCAATCCACGATTGGGCATCTATCACTGCTAAGATGTTTACTCGTGAGTGCATTTCAAACACTGGTCACTCCATTTACATCAAAAATCACGGACTTTCAAATGGTCAACCATTGATGTTCGTCGGTGCTGGTAACGGATTCGTCAACTCTGCTGGTAGTGGAACTGCACTTGCTTCTGGAGCAATGATGAATGAATCTGTTAACCAGGGCTATGTTTATTTCGTTCAAGTAACAGATAGAGATAATTTCACACTTTGGTCTTCGGAACCTGATAACACTATTGGTGCATATGGTGGTTATTTAACCAACGCATCTGGTATTTCAGGTAATGCTCAGGTAATTCTGAGTCCATCTGGAACTCCTTCGGTAATTCCAATTACACAAACTGGTGGTGTTTATCAACTCCATCCTGGTTTTATGGTTGGTAACTTTACATATAATACTAACTCAGTTTCTCAGGGTAGAGATCGTGCTCTTACCAACTACGGTAAAGTTCCAGCATGGTTGACAGATAATGCTCCTATTATTATTAAATCAAACGTTGGTGCCACTCTCCCAACTAACGTAGGTACTACTCCAAATACTTATGCTTGGTATAATAAGTACTTCACTAGAAGTGTTCAAGAAGCTATCACTAATGTAACTTCATTTGTTGGTTCTATTACTGGAACTACATTGACAGTATCTTCCATGACTTATGGTTCTCTGCAAGTAGGTCAAGAATTATCAGGAACTGGAGTAACTGCTGGTACAATTATTACTTCATTTGTGTCTGGTACTGGTCAAGCTGGTACTTATACTGTTAATAATTCACAATCAGTATCTGGTGGTACTACTTTCGTTGGTTATCAGAGATCTGAAATGGCACCTTCAGGTAAGGGTGAATTTGCTCTGTCAATTGTACAGAATGGTCAACCAATTGACTTCGGTGGTAACCCAACTCCTGGTACTTCAACTGCAACTGCACCTGCTAAGTTCTTCTGCACAAGAATTGTAGAGAACCCATATTCTAACTCCTTCTTCCTGCCATTCCATGGCGGTATTGTTGGTCAAAGAACATCTTATATTACTGGTGCTTTTGGTGGAACAACTGATACTCCATCTATCGTTCCTGTTGCAGCAGGATATCCAAAACCAGCATTTGATTATGTAACTGACCGTTATAACATTAAATGGCCAAGAATCAGTCTGTTTATGTCGCAGACTGGTACTGCTTCGCAAGGTAGCACAACCTTCACTGGTAACGTTTGGCAAACTGGTAATACAACTTATGCTAACATGCCAGTACTCGGCGGTAGTGCTACTAATGCTATTTCTTCTGGTTCTTCTGGATCTTTGGGAACAACCAAGTATAACATGGTTCCAGTAACTAATGATATCTTTAAACTGACTCAAACTGGTTCCTCATTCCTGCCAACAGGTCAACCAACAATTCAGTTCACAATTAACTCTTCGCAGTCAATGTCGTATGGTGCGTATAACAACGCAACTGTAGGTACAAGAGGTACTTCAACTGTTGGTGGTCCTTTCGGTGTAACCGCATATAAGTTTGCCACAACTGCTTCTGCTAAGATTCCTAACTCTAACGGCAATAGAATTATTGTTCCAATTCAGAGAATGGGATTCCTTGAGAACGATCTGGTACGTTATGACACGACTGGTGGTTCTGAAATCGCAAGTTCCTTCGTTGGTATTTCTGGTCTTCAAAACGGTCAAGTATATTCCATCAAGAACGTTTCGCTGAAAACTCCTATCGCAACATCAACTAATCTTTCAAGACCAGCATCCGCAACTGCAACAGTATTTGATCTTGATACCACAGTAACAGATTCCTTCGTTGGTTCTATTGCTGGTAACACACTGACAATTACTGCAGTTAACTCTGGATTTGTTCTGGTTGGTATGACAATTACTGGCACTGGTATTGCTGCTGGTACTGTAATTACTGCTTTTGGTTCTGGTAATGGCGGAATTGGTACTTACACTGTTAATGGTCAACCACAAACAGTTTCTTCCACAACAATTGTTGGAGTTCCTGCAATTAGCATCCAAGCAGGTGACATTCTTCAAGTTGGTTTAGATGGTTCTGAGCAAGTACTCGTTACTCCACCAGCATCTTTCACTGCTACAATTTCAGGTACAACCCTGACAGTATCAGCAATAAATGGAACTCTAACAGCAAACCAAGTAATTACAACTTCTGGTACTACTTCAAACCCACTGCAAACTGTTCTTGATAACACTGTTATTGTAAGTCAGAGCAGCGGAACTACGGGAGGAGTTGGTACTTATGTAATCAATAATGCACAGACGATTTCAACAGCAACTAATATGTTGGCATCTTCTGGAAGCAATCAGATTACAGTAACAAGAGGTTATGGCGGTACAGTTCCTTCTGTAGTCCCAGAAGGAACACCACTCTATAAGATCTACGGTTCATTCCAGCTGTATTCACAAGTACTTCTGCAACCAAGAGCTCTTTCTTTCGGTACTACAGTAGCTCAGATTGATAGCACCAACATGATCTTCAACTTTGGTGGTACTGTAGCTGGTGGTGGTACTCCAAAAGCACACAACTTGCGTACTGGTGACCCACTGCTTCTTTCTTCAGGTGGTGGCGGTATCGTTGATCCTTTCGGTAATACAGTTACTGTTGGTACTACAATTGTATATGCAATTGTCCTTACTGATTTTTCATTCAAGATTGCTCCTACAAAAGAAGCAGCATTCTCGGACTTCTCAATGACAATCACGAACGTTGCTACATCGTTCACGACAATTGTAGATACAATTCCTCTGAAGTCTTATGTAAACATCTCTGATGCTACACATAAACTGCTGAATGTTTCTTCTACAGGTTCTATTGACGGTCCTTACAATGCATCTTCAGTAACCACAAGAAAACTGAATCTGAAACCACAAACTAATTCAGCTCTAACAATTAATGCTAGAGAACTTACATTCAACCCAGCAAAAACTGTAAACCAGAAGACTGGTCAGTTTATCTACAGTGGTCATGGATTCACAACTGGATCTAGAGTAATTTATTCCAGAAATGGTAATGCATTTGAGGTTGGTAGAGAAAAGCAGAGAAATTATCAAATTAATAACGTAACCAGAGTACAGCAGGCAACTGCAACTGGTACTCCTGGACTCGCAACTCTGACATTCACTGCAGCACATGGTCTGACAATTGGACAAATTTATCAGGCACAATATATTAATATTGATGGTACTGGTGCAACCACTGAAACTTTTGATGCAGTAAACGTTCCTGTATATGTAAGTTCTGCAACTCAAGTTCAATACATTACACCATTGTCCAACACTGTAGTAGGTTCTACAGCAGTAACTGGTACAATGTCTCTGAGAGGAACTCAGCATCCTCAGATTGGTTACAATGCTCTGTATGATTTAGATCTGACTGCTGCTCCTTCAGGAAATGGCACAACTGTAACATACACCTTTGCTAATGCAATTCAAGAACCATTTGCTGTTGGCGATACTGTAAACGTAACTGGTGTTCTGGTATCTGGTAGTACGACTAACGGTTACAATGGAACATTTAAAGTTACTGCTTGCACATCAACAACTGTAACAGTAACAAATACAACAACTGGTGGGTCTCCTACTGTTCCTTCAACGGGATGTTCAGTAAGAGGTACATACTATGTAATTAGAGATAGTTTTGATCTGTTCCGCCTCGCAAAAACAAAAACAAATGCTCTGAGTGGTATTGCAATTAATAACTATTCAACAACTGGTTCAAACCAGATCGTACCAATGCAGTTCAACATCTATCAGATGCAAAGAACTTCTGGCGTAACAACAATCACAACTGGTACGTCTGCTGGTGCTGCTGGTCACGGTCTGATAGTCGGTATGGTTTATAATGCGTCATTCATTGATATCAACTGTGGTGGTGCTTATATTTCTGGTTCTACTGTAGTTCCTTACAACTCATTGAATGTAAGTAATGTACAGATTACTGTAACAACTACAAATACATTTACATATTCCAATCCTGGCACTGATATCCCAGCAACTAACACATCTAATACCAACACATTTGTTCTTGGTACAATGACCATTTCTGGTCTGAATGAAACAGGACATAAACTGATTTCTTATCAAGTAAGTGGAGAAACATTGGGTAATGGTACTGCAACTATTAACTCTAAGGACGCTATCCTTACTGATACTACCACTCAATCAAACAACGTTAGACCTGCAACTGAGAGAATTGTACTCACTGCTCACGGTTTCAGTACTGGTGACCGCGTTATCTATCGTGTATGGGGTAATGGTACTCCAATTCTTGGATTAACTGATGGCGGTAACTATTATATCAATAATGCACCAAACCCAATTACATCTGGTGCTCTGTCTCGCGGTGGTGTTGTTGCATCTTCTTATACAGATACAAGCAACGTTGCTAACCAGTTCTCGCTTCACAACTCTTGGGTGGGTGCTTACACCAACACTGACGTAGTTGATATTCTGGGTGGTGGTACTGGTAACCTTCACCAGTTCAAGATTTCTAACCCAACACTGAGAGGAACCACTTATAAGGGCGAATGGTCTTCTGGAGATAACTACTTCTACGGTGATATTGTTCTGTACCGTAGTCAGTACTTCATGTCAAACAATGGTGTAATTACCTCTGCTGGTACTTATGCTAACAACAACCAACAACCTGTACAGAACAACGGTAAATTCAATAACAACTGGCAAGAGATTCCAAACCTCCCCGCATACTCATCAAGATTCCTTGCTCAGTATAAGGGTGGTGACGTACTGAAACTTAGCAATACAGTTCCTTCAAGATCTGTACCATTTGCATATAATGCTGTATCAACAACAACTGGTATCTTCGGCGTTTCTAACCATAGATTTACTACAGGTGATGCAGTAATCTATCGTGTAAATGCTGCTGGTGGTAACAATGCTACTGCAGCTGCTACAACTCTCTCTAACATCTACGGTGCTACTGATGGTACTGGCGACCTGCCAATGAGACCACAAGCAGGAAACAACCCTGCTACAAATAATGATAAATTCATTGCTGATTATGTTTACTATGTAAACGTACTTGATACGAGTAACTTCACCCTACACACATCACTTTCTGGTGCTATCGCGGGTAACTCTTATACTTCAAGCGCACTTAATATGATCTCTGGTGCTGGATTCACCTTCTCTAGTGTTTCTGGTTCAAGATCTGCTGCTGGTCTTGTAAGTATCACAACTGGTGCTCATGGTCTTCAGGTAGGTGCTACTTATCTGGCTTCAATTAACGTTGATACCGCTGGTTTTGAAAACTATGATGCATACAACGTAACCATCAACGTAACAAGTTCTACGGTAATTACCTATCAGACAAATATTCTGAGTGCAAACTCAGGCACAATCAGTGGTACATTCCGTCTGATTGATCAAACTGATCTGGTTGTTCCTGGATCTGCGTTTGCTGGTCTGGGATCCTATCATAGACTTGAAAAACTGGAAGGTGCAGTTTACGAACCAACAGTTATCGCTGTTAACAGTGATACAGAAATGGTTATCACTGATCCATTCCCATCCAGACAGTTCACATTTAACCCACAAGGTACATTTAATTCACCATCTGGCACACAATTACCAATCGTAAACCTGACAAATGGTGACATTTATATTCCTAACCACGGAATTATGACTGGCACTAAACTGTATTATTCTCCTGGTCTGAACATTGGTCTGCGTCTCGGCAGTTCTTCAACAACATACTATGCAATTAAGATTAATGATGATGTAATTCGTCTGGCAACAACACTGTCTAATGCTCTCCTGATGATTCCATTCGTACCAACAACCACTGGTGCTGGTTTCTATCACTACATCGTAGTTGCAACTCCTGCTGGATCAACCAATATTCGTTATGATACGAACGGTAACCTGATTACTGATGGTCAGGGATCTGGCGTACAGTTTGCTGGTATCGCAAGTTCAAACTACTATTCTGGACAAACCGCTGCTAATATCAGTGCTGGTGTTCTTCAGGGTATTAACTTCCTTTATCCAACAGCTGTTTACGCAAGAGCAAATTGCACTAACGTACACAGACCATTTGATGGTGGTGTTGAACTTCAGAATGCTAAGAATCCACAGACACAAATCATTCGTCAGACACGTAAATACTTCCGTTATCAGTCTGGTAAAGGTCTGCAGTATTCTACTGGCATCAACTTCAGTCCATCAATTGATGTTTCACACATCACTCATGATGGATCTACATATGCAACTGTTGTTACCAGAAAAGCTCACAACTTCTCCGCTGGCAATAGAATTAAAATTGAAAATGTAAACGTAGCATCTGGTTCTGCAACTCCTTATACTAACCCAGCAAACGGTCTCTACTTCACCGTATTTGATACACCTGATGAATTCACACTTCGTTATGCAACTAATGGTGTACCATCTGATTTATCACCATCTGGATATCCAAATCTCTTCGCATATGAATGGACTGATGCTTCTGTACGTGCTGGTATGTACGATGATCAAAATGGTATGTTCTTTGAATATGATGGTCAAAATCTCTATGCTGTAAGAAGATCTTCTACTGGTCAATGTGCTGGCACAGTATCTGCATCATTCAATAATAATGCAGTTACTGGTGTAAGTACTAAATTTACTAAGCAATTAGTTGCTGGTGATTATATCGTAATTCGCGGACAAACTTATAAAGTAACTTCTGTAATTTCTGATACCAATATTCACATTTCGCCTGCATACAGAGGTGTTGCTGGTTCTAGATTGATTGTAACCAAAGTTGAAGAACTCAGAATTCCTCAGTCACAATGGAATATTGATAAGTGTGATGGAACTGGCGTAAGTGGATTTAAGTTAAATCTGAACAGAATGCAAATGGCGTACATGGATTATTCCTGGTACGGTGCTGGTAGAGTTCGTTTCGGATTCAAGGATACGCATGGTAAAGTATTCTATTGCCATGAAATTATCCACAACAACAAGAAGACTGAAGCATACCTGCGTTCTGGTAACCTGCCTGCACGTTATGAAATCTTGAATGGCAACAACCCAACATATTCACCATCGCTCTACCATTGGGGTGCATCGGTAATTATGGACGGTGCATTTGAGGATGACAAGGCATATCTGTTCACTGCTGCTTCTGGTTCTGGTGGTTCTGACATTATTACAGTTCCTTCAACCCTCTTTGGTACTCAGGTTCCAATTATCTCAATGCGTCTCGCACCTTCCGTAGATAGCTCTCTCGTAGGTGCTCTGGGTTCCAGAGATCTTGTAAACCGAATGACACTGAAACCAAACTCTTGCGGTATCGTTATTACAAACGTTAACAACAGAGCATGTTCTGTTCGTCTGATTCTGAACGGTAACCTGTCGCAGTCCGCTTACTTCACGAACTACGGTTCACCTTCACTGACTCAAGTTATTAAGCACACAGGTGCTATTAATGATACAGTTTCTGGTGGTACAGTGGTATTTGAATTCCGTGCTGCTTCTGCTGCATCGGTAACTCAAGATCTGGGACAACTGATTGAACTTGGTAACTCAATCATGGGCGGTGATTTCGTCTATCCTAATGGACCAGACGTTCTGACTCTCGCGGTTGTACCAACAGATCCTACTACTGGTACTGGCGGTAATACATTCGTAACCGCACGTCTCACCTGGACTGAATCACAAGCGTGATTTTTTCCAAAAACTCAATACGGGAGGGGGGAAACCCCCTCTTTTTTTATAAATACTTTTATAGGAATATTGTAACTTAATGGCCCGTCCCGCATCAAGACAGCAACTGATTGATTATTGCCTCAGGAGATTGGGGTTTCCAGTGTTGGAGATTAATGTAGATGATGATCAGATTGAAGATCTGGTAGATGATGCTATTCAATTTTTCCAAGAGCGTCATTTTGATGGCAATATTCGCACATTTTTAAAATATAAAATCACACCAGAGATTGTAGCAGCAGCAAAAACAAATAAAACTATTACAGTATCTGGAGTTACGCCAGCAACTCTTTATGAGCAAAATAATTACGTCCCAATTCCAGATCACATCTTGAGTATTCAGCAAGTATATGCTCAAGACAATAGTGTATCATCAGTATCTGGTAATATTTTTAGTATCAAATATCAATTATTTTTGAATGATTTCTATAACTTTGGTTCTATGGAAGTTTTAAATTATTATATGATCAAGAGTTATTTGGAAACTCTTGATTGGGTAATCTCAAACTTTAAACCAGTACGTTGGAACAAAAGAGAAAATAAACTTTGGATTGATACTGATTGGGATCAGTTAACTTCAGGAAATTATTTAATTATTGATTGTTATAGGATGCTTGATCCAAATGAAAGCACTGAAATTTGGAATGATGTGTGGATGAAGAGATATCTGACTGCACTGATTAAACGTCAATGGGGACAAAATCTTATTAAATTTAAGAATGTATCATTGCCTGGTGGTGTTACTTTAAATGGTAGAGAAATTTATGAAGATGCTGAAGCAGAAATTCAGCAAATTATGGCAGAATTCCAACTGGCAGCAGAACTTCCACCACTAGACTTGATCGGATAATGGCAAGAAATCTATACTTCACTCAAGGAACTAAGGGTGAACAAAATTTGGTTCAAGATCTTATTGACGAGCATATAAAAATATATGGTCTTGAATGCTATTATATCCCAAGAAAAATTTACGAAGATAAACTTTGGAAAGATATTTACTATTCTGAATTTAAAGATAGTTATCTGATTGAAATGTATCTTGAAAATTTTGAAGGATTTGGTGGTAAAGGTGACATGCTTTCTAAATTTGGATTACGTGTTACTGATGAAATTACTCTCACAGTATCACGCCGTCGCTGGAAAGATTTTGTAGATCTTTCTACTAATAAAATTGTACAAGGAAGACCTAATGATGGTGACCTTATCTTTTTCCCTTTAAATCAAAATGTATTTGAAATTAAATTTGTTGAAAACCAAAGTCCATTCTACCAACTAAATAAATTATATGTTTATACCTTAACATGTGAATTATTTGAGTATGGAGACAGTATCTTTGATACAGGCAATTCTCAAATTGATAACTTGGATAAAGAAAGTGGCGACTATCCTATTATTCTTAATGTTGGTGGTCTTGGTAACTTTACTCCAGGTGAAAAAATTGTCGGATCTCAATTTACGGCGACGGCTTCAGGAGCATTGGTTGGAGGTTATCTTGGCACTATCACAGTAACTTCATCTGGTGCTGGATATACAAGTCCTCCAATAGTTTCTGTCTATGATGCTCAGGGTAACTTTATTGATCACGGTTCATGTACTATTTCTGGAGGTAAGGTTACATCAATAACTGGACCAACAGCAATTTATACATTCTCTGGAGTACCTTCAATTATTCTAGGTGCATCGCCCAAAGATTCAACCGCAAGTGTTGCTACTTGGGATCCAGATAATAGAACTGTTACTGTCGTTTATGCTAAGGGAGACTTTGCTGATGGTGAAATTATCAGAGGAGAAACTTCTAACGCTAAATGGACGATCACTCAAACAGATGATATTGATACTAGCGACGGAATGGATTATTCTGAAAATAGAGAAATTGAAAATGCTGGAGATCTCATCATTGATTTCTCTGAGTCTAACCCATTTGGTCAATTTGGAGATATGGAGGAATTCTTCTGATGTTAGGAAATTATTTTTATCACAAAATTATTAGAAAAACAGTTACTACATTTGGTACACTGTTTAATAATGTACAAATTAAAAAATATGATGCTCAAGGAAATTTTGTAAAGCAAGAAAAAGTTCCTCTGGCATATGGACCTATGCAAAAATTTCTTGCTAGGTTAAAACAAAATCCAGATATTGATAGGAATTTTACTATTAATGTACCAAGATTGTCATTTGAAATGACTGCAATTACATATGATGGTAGTAGAAAAGTTCCACCCATTCAGCAAAATAGAGTGGTAAATAATGAGACAAAAGGATATGATGTACAGTATATGCCAGTTCCTTATAATGTTGAATTTGAATTAGGTATTATCACAAAATCTCAAGATGATGCTTTACAAATTCTTGAGCAAATTCTTCCTTTCTTTCAACCACAATTTACTGTAACTATCGTAATGATTCCAGAAATGGATGAAAAACGTGATATTCCAATTACATTAAATAGTGTTGACTTTAATGATGAATATGAAGGTGATTTAATGGAGCGTAGAACCATTACATATACATTAAGATTTACAGCAAAAACTTATCTTTACGGTCCAATTAGTTCTGGTGACATCATTAAGAAATCTATTGCCAATATTAATATTGGCGATAAGGTCACTAACGCGAGGATTCTTAAATATCAAGTTCAACCAGAAGCAATCAGTGATCAAGATGGCGATAGTGATATTGATGCTGTTGACACAGCATTACTCACAGCAGAAGATGACTTTGGATTTAATGAGGGTATAGAGTATTATGGACCATAAATTTCAAGAAAATATGGAAGATCTTTTTGACATTGAACCAGTAGAAACAGAAGTTGTTTCAACAAAACCTCCTATTCAAAATGAAGAGGATATTGATGCAGATTATAAGTATGCTCGCACGGAACTTTATGAATTAATTCAAAAAGGTCAAGTTGCTATTGATGAACTTATTGAAGTTGCACGCAGTAGTAATCATCCTAGAGCATATGAAGTTGCTTTTCAGGGTATTAAAAATGTTGCTGACATTACAGATAAGTTAGCAGATCTTCAAAAGAAGATGAAAGATATTAAAACAGAAGATAAAAAATCTTCTCCAACAACTGTTAACAATACTATGTTTGTTGGGTCAACTGCAGATCTTGCAAAGATGCTTAAGAACGCATCAAAAAACCTAAATAATCAATAAAAGGAAATTAAGATGAGAACTAGATTACTTGGGACGCAAGTGGCATTATCAACATCTAGTGGCAATACTTTTGGAAATGCTACTGTTGTCAGATTAATTAATACCACATCCAGCGGTGTAACCGTAACTTTAAATGAATCTGATGATAGCACTTTAGTAGGAACTATAACTATTTCTGCTGGTCAAGTAGAGTTTTTAGAAAAAGATTCCGATCAAAGAATTCGTGGAAATGTTGCAGTTTATGGTAACAAGGTTGGATACACACACTAATGGCACAGTATAGCAAACACTACGAAGATTTCCTAGCACAGGAAAAAACAAATTTTGAAGTAGTAATGCTGTCAAATAGTGATGGCATAGTTACAGATTCATATAATCCATTACATGTTGCTTTAGGTGACGGAAACTATGATGCTTTTGGTAGGCAAAGAACTTCAGAAGCATATACACTGGGGGATTACAAACACCTTTATGGTATTGACCCTAATTTTTATGATGTAACCATCAGTGGTGCTACTGTAACATATCAAGAAAATAAAGCATGTGCAAGATTAACTGTTAGTGGAGTTACTGGCAGTAGAGTGATACATCAAACAAAGATGTATCATAATTATATGCCTGGTAAGAGTCAACTAATCAAAAGTACTTTTAATTTTTATGCTGCAGCATCTGGAGTAACCAAGCGTTCTGGATATTATGATGATAATAATGGTATATTTTTTGAACAAACTCCCAGTGGAGAATTAGCATTCAACATTCGTACTTATGTTAGTGGAAGTACTGATGATGCTACAAATAGAGTTGTCAGATCAAATTGGAATATTGATAAGTGTGATGGCACTGGTCCATCTAAATTTAATTTAGATATTACTAAAACTCAAATTTTTTGGACTGACTTTCAGTGGTTAGGAGTTGGTAGAGTTCGTTGTGGATTTGTTCATAATGGAATATATGTTATCGCTCATGAATATTATAACAGTAATGTAAAACCTACTGTTTATATGAGTAACCCAAATCTCCCAATTCGCTGTGAAATAATTGCCGCAAGTGGAGTAACTGCATCTGGTGGATATTTTGATCAGATTTGTTCCACTGTAATTTCTGAAGGTGGATATGTTGAAAGTGGACAAGATTGGTCAGTTCAATCTCCAACTTTGAGAGTTTTAAATGGAGCACAAACATTGCCTATTATGGCAATTCGTTTGAAAACAACATATAAAACTTATCCTAATAGAATGTTTGCTCGTTTAGGAAATCTTAATGTTTTCAGTACGGGTCAAAATGTTGCATACAAAGTTTTAAAACTGCCTAACGCTGCTGCTTTAACTGGAGGTAGTTGGGCTCCTGTTAATGATAACAGCGGTGTTGAATATAATGTAACTGCATCTGGATACACTGGCGGCGAAGAAATGGATAATGGTTATGTTTCTGCAGCAAGTCAAAACTCACAAAAAGTATTTGCATCTGTTGCCCCAGCAGATCCATCATCTTCAGCAAAGAAAAATTTCATTTCTCATAACTACTATGGTAATGATAGTGAAATTTATGTTGTAGTTGCAACTAATCTTGCTGCAGCAGGTGCTGGAAATACAACTGATGTTGGTGTTGGTATGCAATGGAGGGAGGTTTACTAATGGCAAATAAAAGAGTTCCTACAGAGCAAGAAATTGCTAAAAAACATAACGTATCAGTTGAGTATGTTATTCGCCAAGCAGAGATGGGTTCTACTGTTGAACGTGAGCATGTAACCACCCACGAAGAAGCATATGGTATTGCTCTTCAGCATGTGATGGAATTTCCCGATTACTACAAACATTTACTGCCCATGGAAAAGAAACTTAAATCCGAGTGGAAGAAAAAAGATCCCATTAAAGAAAATCATATTGCTATTGCTATGGGTCAAATGCTTGACGATGAGGGAAGCATGATTCTCAATCAACTTGATGAAATTGAACGTTATGTAAAAATGCTTCGTGAAGTTATCAGTGGTCCAGAAATGCAAGTACCTGGATGGGTTCAATCAAAAGTAACTCTGGCAACAGATTATATGAATACTGTTGCAAATTATATGTCAAGTAAAAACGAAGAAGTTGAACCAGAACTAAATAAACTATCCTTTAAGGAGTTTTTAGAACTGGATGAAGGAGCAGCCTGGACCAGAAAATCTGGACAAAATAAAAATGGCGGACTCAATGAAAAAGGAAGAAAGTCCTATGAAAAAGAACATCCTGGAAGCGACCTTAAAGCACCAAGCAAAGAGGTTGGAAATTCCCGTAGGGCGTCATTCTGTGCAAGAATGAAAGGTTTAAAGAAAAAACTCACAAGTAAAAAAACAGCAAGTGATCCTGATAGCAGAGTAAATAAATCATTAAGAGCTTGGGCGTGTTGATGAATAGCAATTTATAAACAGCAATTTTTATAAATAGTTGTAAATTATTGCTGTTTATAAATGTCTGCTAAATTTGGATCTATCAAACCAAACAAAAGAAAATCACCAAACCAAAATGGTGAATGGTTGTGTTCTGCTTGCGGTGAGTGGAAATTACCATCAGAATATAACAAAAATAAATCACAGAAAAGTGGATTACATTATTCCTGTAGAAGTTGTGCTAAAAAGCATGTAAGAAAATACAACTTACCATCAAAATATGGAATTACCTTGGAAAGGTATGATATCTTATTAGCAGAACAATCATGTAAATGTGCCATTTGTGATGTATCTTTAATTGATGGTTCTAATAAATATCATGAAAGACCAGTAGTAGATCATAATCATTCTACTGGTGAAGTTAGACAACTTCTCTGCCATAAATGTAATCTTGCTTTAGGTAACATGAATGATAGCAGTGAATATGCTTACAAACTATACCAGTATCTTACAAAGTGGAATTGCTAATTTATGTCACAAAATCAAGTTTATAAAGGTTCGCCCAATCTTAAAGCGGCGAATGTGCAAATTCAATTTACTCCGAAAGAAATTGAAGAGTGGTTGAAGTGTAAGGATGATCCTGTATATTTTACAAAA